TTCGAAAATGCCCTGAGTCTGTTTCGTAAAAACCCGGTGGTTCTCTGGGCGCACGATCACTCAAAGCCGCCGATTGCAAAGTCTCTTCAGGAGAAGATCACCGATGACGGGCTGATCTTTCAGCCTCAATTTGCAAAGACAACCTTCGCAAAAGAAATCTGGAGTCTGTTTAAAAACGGATTCCTGAACGCCTTCAGCATCGGCTTTATCCCGAAAGAATATGAATATGAGGAAATCAACGGAAAGAAGGTTCGCAAGTTCACCGAAGTCGAGCTTTTAGAAATATCGGCTGTGCCTGTCCCATCGAACGCCGCGGCTCTTGCGGTGCGGTCGGTAACAGGATCATCGGAGTTGCAGAAGATCAGTCAGGCTGACTTCATTACCGCCTTGATAGAATATGACAAGTGGCACTTGAAACAGCGCAAGGAAACACAAATCGCCGAACTTAAACGGCTTACAAATATAAGCAAGGAATTATTGGTAAAAATTAAATCTATTGGAGAATAATTATGAAATGTAAACACTGTAACAAAGAATTGACCGAGGGCATCCCCTGTGATTGTGCGGAAGCTATCGCGGAAGCAAAAGCCGCCGAGCCTATGGATATTCAAATCCAGAAAGCAGCTCTCGAGCTTGGCAAAATATCCGTTGATATGTCCGATGCGGTTGCGCACCTGAAAGACACGAAGAATGTAGCGTCAATCGATGAGGAAAAAATCAAGCGTATGATCGCGGATGCTGCAAAGGCAAGCGAAGCGGAGCGCATGAAGAATGTGGCTAAGACAGATACCACTCCGACCATCGACCAAATGCGACTTATGAATCAGAACAAGAGGGAATTCAATACATCGGCAGCGGCTCAAAAGGACGCCGAATCAGTAATGAAAACCCTGAATGAAGTTGCCCCGGATGCAATGATTTTGAGCGTCCTGTTGAATACGCCAATCTCACAGCTTAAAACCGTTCAGAATGCTCTCGGAGAAGTTGGCTGCCGAATTCTCCGAAAGGCAATGGACACGCAGGAAGCAGGCAACGGACTGGAATTTGTTCAGACAGGTTATGCAAACACTGTGATCGATCAAGTTCTGGCTCGGAATGTTATTCTGGCTATCCCGGAAGTCGTCAAATTCAATATGCCGACCAAGATTTACAAACCGCCAATCGGGGCAAATGAGGTGGCAGTATATCATACCGGAGAGCCGACCAGCGACAGCGCATCGAATATCACGGCGAGCGATGCTGGAACTGCCGATATTACTTTCACTGCTGCCGATCTCGCGGCTTTGGTTTATGCAAGTTCCGATCTGACAGAGGACAGCGTGGCTCCGATGCTGCCTTACATCAGCCTGCAGATTTCACGAGCGTTGAGCGATACTGTCGAGAAGATCATCATGCGAGGCGATGAGCGAACGGGTGGGACTGACAACATCAACAAAAACGATGGATCGCCTGCAGCCGGAACCTATTATCTGGCGATGGACGGCATGGCAAAACTCTGTATCGATGCGAGCGGCAATTCGTTTGACATTGCGACATTGCTTGCCGAAGATATCACTGCTTCAGCCGCCACGCTTGATAAGTATGCGTTGAACCCGCAACTTGCGCCAATCGTCTGTGACACCGCTACATATTATAAAATGTTGCTTTTGAAGGATACGAACAACAACCTCGTATTAACCACCCGTGATAAATACGGGGACAATGCAGCGATCATCACCGGTGAACTCGCTAAGGTATTCGGGTTCCCGATTTTGCCTTCAGGCAATTACGTCAAGACCACAGAGGGCGAATTGGGCGAGATCACAACTGCCGGTGGAACGCTCAAGGGCGGATTCTTCCAGTTCTATTCACCCGGCGTTTACTGGGGTTGGAGACGCAACATCACTCTCGAAATGGAGAAGAATATAAAAACCCAGCAGTATGCAATAGTCGGAACGCTGCGTGGCGATGTTCAGTTCCCATTCGGCTTGGCATCTGTCAATATGGGTTATGACCGCGACTAATTGCCTTAATGGCATGTGAGTCCCACAAGGGGGGCGGTTTTCTCGATCTCCTTTCCGTCCCCCGCAAATAAACTTGGAGGATTAAAAAATGAAACACAGAATTTTGAAAACATGGGTTGCCTTAATGGTGATCGTTCTTTGCTTGTCGGTTGCTTTATCGGCGGGCAGAAAACAGAACGGCGTATGGCGCGAAGGTCTCTGGCGACAGTTCTGGACGAATCAGTCTGACGATGCGAAGTTTGCAGCGAATTCCGGCGTGTTCAGAGTACACAACAATGAGGGTTCTACAATCTGGTTTGGTCATCCAGTAGAACTTGACGGAACTGCGATTACGGTTGTAACAAGTGCTACAGCGTCCGCCACAATGACAGTGGCAGATACTCTTGCCGATGAAAGCGGCGTTTTTTGGCTGGTCGTATCGGGGGATGCAGATACCGCAGGAACTGTTTTAATAACCGGAACTGATTCGCAGGGAAATGCTTTAAGTGCGGGAGTTACGATTCCCGTGTCTGCTACTTTTGATGCTTATATCTCTGGTGATTTATGGGCTTCTGTAACGGCTGTGAACGCTTCAGCCATAAAAACGACAAATGCTGGATGTGCCATAATTGCCTACCCATTTATGACAGTAAACAACGCAGAAGGTAGTCCGACAACTGATTTGCTTTTCGGAACGGTTATCTGCAGCGAGACTGTTGGATATGAACTCAGAAAAATAAGCGATCTGACTACCGGCTCGATTGTTGATACCGGAGAAGGCTTTGTACTGGGATCGGTGAAAGCTCCGATTCAGGTTATATGCAATGAGTCTGATGGAAACGCCTCGATTCTGCCGGGCGATCTGATTGAACTTACAAGCTCTGGTGATTATCAGGAGCAAAGCACTACGCCCGATTTCTTCACTTGGGGTGTTGCCGCGAGTCCCGGCGCTACTTCGACCGGAACGCCGGTCTGGGGTTTCCCAATTCGATAATGGAGGAGTCGTAAATTATGAAACTGAAATGCCTTTTAAAAAAGTATTACCGATCGGGGATGCGGAATCCCGTGAAAACCGGGGATGAATTCGAGGTGAATGAAACTCTCGGAACGACTATCCTGCAGGATTACCAGGACGGCTTCGCTATTGTCGGAAAGCCGGCGATCGATGAATCGGGAACTGCGGGCAAAGTCCAGGGTTCTCCGAAGGACAAACAGCATAGAGGATCGAGAAAGAAATGACGACTCCGGCAGCCAATGTCAATAATCTGGTAACACTCGCGCGGCTTAAATCTCTGCGTAATCAATCTGGCACTAAGTATGACGACCAGCTTCAAGCGGCGGCTAATTACGCGTCTGCCATGATCGAGAATTATTGTCATCGGCAATTCATGACTCGGACTTATACGGCGGAGTTTTACGATATTCCCCCGAATCCCAACTCCTTGAGCCTCAAAAACTACCCAATTGTGTCCATCACAACTTTAACTGATGGGCTAAAAACTTATACTGCCGCTGATTATTATTTAAAAAACGCAGCCGGTATTATAATTCTAAAAGACGGGGCATCATTTACCGGGGCTTCGGGGGAAGTAATCCAACAGATATCGGCAACGTATTCGGCTGGCTATGATGACACGGGAGCAGATGGAACATTTCCGATTCCAGAAGAATTGAAATCGATTTGCGAATCCTTGACAATGAAAATCTTCGAAATGTCAGCCTTGAGTTTAGATCATAGCTCGAATGTGCAGGCAGAAGATCAGCTGACGCTCGAAGAAATCTCCGTCTTGAGTCTTGATATTAATACCAGAATGAGGCTCAATGTCTGGAAACGCGTCAAGGGGCTTTATTTCTAATGGCTATGATTATCAACAAAGCTGGCTTGAAACGACTTCAGAGGGTTTATCCGGGTGCTGAAAAGGCTTTGGATGTTACCCGGCGGGGAATTCTTGCATCATTGGAGCGGATAGCAAAGAAGCGAGCAAGACAAGAGATATATCAGAAAGAGCCGCCTGTCACATATCCGGCGGGGCGCGAGAGGCAGGGCAAGAAGTATAAAAGAACTTTCGGGTATTTGACGATGCTATCCTCGACTACAAAGAAGTTCGCCGCAAAGATTAAGTATTCTCGATACATCGAATCCGGGGTGCGATACTCGACCGGAACTATTATGAAGGCGCGAAAGATATTCACCTGGACTCTCGCAAAGCACGGCTTCTTATTTGTACTGGGTAATAAAACCCGGAGCGATATTATTAAATTAAAAAATCCAACAGTCATAAAGAATAGATTGAAACGGGAATTGAAAAAATTAAAAATATAGTCAAGGAGGAATATTATGTGCGCAACAGTTTTTAATAAGTGGACGTTCAAAAAGGGCAGCGACACCATCGGAGTGATTCGAGACGAAGCCGGCGTTATCTTGACGTTTGCGAATGGAGTTACACGCGTCTTGTCGGAGCGAAGCGCAACGATAGCCGAGATGATTATTGCAAATGGTAAGGTCGCAACCATCAAGATTCAAGAGATGGATATTACGGCTGCGAATTTCGCATTCGCATTTCCTGAGTTTTCGGTTGACGGTGGTGTCCTGACTTACGATGCCACTGATGTCAATAAAGACATTTCAACAGCAGCCTATCAGGATAAATATTCGCTGCACCCCGCAGATATGGACACGGACGAAAGTTACGATATTGTTCTTCGATCCGCCGTTTTAGTTCCCGCAGATTTCGACATCGTTGGAGATTCCAAAGGGATGCTCAAGCTTTCAATTATGGTGGAGCAGACTTATGATACCACGATGCTTGCGATTGGTGAATCTGCCGTTACAACCGCGCCGGTGGTTTCCTCTACTTCCCCGGCTGATGATGCCACGGATGTTACGGCGACTGTAAACATCACGATCGTTTTTTCACTCGCAATGAACGAAGCATTTATGACCTCGGATTATATTCCGGTCTATGAAGATGGCGGAGGCGTTGGCGATGATTCGCTTGTGGCGGCTGCGTACAGCTACAGCACATCAACAAAAACGCTCACAATCACTCCAACAGAAGATATGACTGCGGGAACGGATTTCAACTGCACAGTATCAAAGCTTTGCAGGAATGCTGTCGGCGTTGAAATTGCGGCGCCTTATCAGTTCGGATGGGCTGTAGCAGCGTAACAAATTTAAACGGGAGGATATTTTATCATGGCAGAAGACAAGAAGAAAAGCATCGTAAAACTGGCAGAAGTAACCGAGCTGGACGATCAGAATGCAACCAGCGTTCTTGATATTGCATTCGGAAAGAAAGTAGAAACACCGGGGATCCGCTTCTTTGATGCGGATACGGGCAAGAAGAAATTCTATCCTGCCCGGATGACAGCAAAGGTGCTTTTTCAAATTGCCGCAATCGGAGGCGACAACAACCTTTCCCTTGACCAATCCAACAGGAAAACTTACGGATTGCTTTACGGGTCGGCTTTCCTCAAGGCGTTTGATGGGCTTGATCGATATGCCAACGCTTCCGAAAATAAAGCCCTGATTGATATTCATGTTGCTAACTATTTGGTTTTATTTGCAGCGCGATTGCGGAATAAAAAAAAATAGTTGAATCCGGTTTGCCCGATGCTTTTAGAATTTCGATGTTAAGCGGTGGATCGATAACACCGAAGGAAGCATTGGGGCTTGATTTTGAAAGTTCGAGCGCCATTCAGTCAGCTCAAAGGATTGCGCTCGGATCAATTATTCAGGACTTTTGTTCAGGCTTACAAGCAACATTACACGGCAAAGGCGAAAAGCATTTCAATGATCTTCGAGGGATCGAAACGCCGGGAGCATTGAGCAAGACGGTTTCACAAAAGAAGGCAATGGAACTGGTCGCAATGGAACTGGATAAAGCGAAAACGAAAAGGCGGGTTACAGAAGCTTTCAGGATAAAAAGAGAAGCCGCAAAAAAGAGTTGATTCATGGTTGAAAAGGTTCCCATTTTAGAACTTGTCCTTGAGGGTTCTGCTGCTCCTGTAAAAAAGGCTACGGCAGAAGCCGAAAAGGATATTAAGGCGCTGCCGGGTAAGATTAAGCCGGTCGCCTCTGCTCTTCAGGGCATCTTTATCGGAATTGGGATTGGTATTGCCAACGCCATCGGAAAGGGCATCAGGAGCGTTGCGGGAGGCTTTAAGGCAGCTTTCGATAATGCTGTCAACTTCCAGAGTCGGATGGCGGAGGTTTCAACTCTTGGGGTTGAGAATCTCGGCAGACTCGAACAAGGGGTTTTAAGCCTTTCATCGGCGTTTGGTCAAGAGTTGGGAAAGACTGTCGAAGGTGTTTATCAGGCTATATCTGCCGGAGTTCCTGAAGGCGATGTGTTGGGGTTTCTTCGCACTGCGTCCAAGGCTTCGACTGCCGGAATTACCACCCTCGACGTAGCGGTTAAAGCAATCTCGCAAACCATCAATGCGTACGACATGGATTTCGGAGAGGCGCTGAAGGTTTCAGATGCGTTTTTCACAACCGTAAAATTCGGCATTACTCGGTTCGAGGACTTGTCAAAAGTTACGGGGACTTTCCTGCCTTTGGGAAAATCGCTTGGCGTTACGCTTAAAGAAAGCATGGCGGCAATGGCTGCGCTTACTAAAGCCGGTCTCGACACTCCGAGGGCAGCGACAGCATTGCGAGGCATGTTTTCTGGGATTATCCGAAACGCTGACGAAGCCACAAAGGATTTATTGAAAAAAGATGGATTGCTGGCTGTCATTAACTCGCTTGCAGACTTTGACGAGTTGTTCCCCGACATCGAGGGCAAAACAGGCGCATTGATTCTGTCAAGCGCTTCTGCTGCGAAAACTGTAGCAGAGGCGATGGCGGAAATGACAGACGCTACAAGCGAAACAATGGAAGCTGCCGCATTGATTGAGGATACTTTCAAGTTTCAATTTGACAAGCTCTTTCAAACGATTTCGAATGTCGGAACAGAAATCGCATCGCCACTCGCAGAAGTAGGCACGGCAGTACTCAAAGAAATCATGCGCTGGTTTGAAGAACCGCAACAGGTATTGGGTACTGGCGAAGCCGGTTGGACTTGGAATCCATTCTTAAAAATTTATGAAAAGTTCAACGCTGAATTTGATCAGACTCAATTCAAGGCAAGCATGTCACCGAAAACATTCTTGAAAAAAATGACGGATAATTGGGCAAAGATCATCGGAGATAATCTGGAAGAAGCAAAGACCGAAGATGGCGGCTTGAATATCAGTAAGTTTTTCGCAGATACTTTTAACGACTTGAGAACAGATCCGCAAATTGCACAGGGCTTGACTTCGATTAGCGCTGTTATCAAAAAAGCTTT